TTATTTACTTCCGAGGTTCGTTAGCGCCTTATTTACCGTTCTTTCAATAACACCGGTTAGTCTGTCCACTATCGGCTTAAATGCCTGAAAGTACGCAGACTCAAGCGCGGCCGCCTCTGAACGTTTGAGTTTAAACGTTTCCCATCTCATCCCTTTAGGTTTGGGGAATTGATAACAGGTATTGAACAGACTCATTGCAGGTTCGTAATTGGGCCAGATTTCCGCCCTTTTCTTCCATATTGCGCGGCGCATTCTGTCTAACTGCCCCTCGCTCTGGCTGGCATAATGAAGCCCCCAACAATCACGGCAAGCAATATCACTCCTACCAACAAACAGAGAAGCCCTTCGACTTCCGCAGTGCGGGCAGCAATACCAGAAGCGGGAACCATACCCGGCCTTAGTCGTAATGGCCCTTAAATCGACGGCGTTACCACCTATCTCTGCCTTAATGTGCTCGCCAGCTAGAGTAAAAATAACCGCGCCTTTGCTGGTGGACTTTTTAAGCACCGTAGCGCCATTGGCGAACATTGAGCGCATTGCTTTAAAGTCTGCCAATGTCAGTTGTGGTAATTGCCGGGTATAGTTTCGCGTTCTGTTTCTCACTGGCCCCCCCTCCGGTATTTGCGCATTTCACGAAATTTGAATACGAAATACTAAGCGTTGCTTATGTGCGAATGCTCATGGTTTTATGTTCATCAGTCAGCAAACTCAGGCGCGGCGCACTATGCCACGTTAACCATAACTGCGAACCATTAGCGCGAACCGGAATATTTTTTTGACGACCTATATCACATTCCGGCTTCCATCCAGCGCCAGTCGCGGATTTAGCACTGTGATGGGTTTAAATCCGTCAAGAACAGTACAAAATTTACAGCCATTTCGGTGCGTACCTGCTTGCGTACCTCTGCTTTGCGTACTTAAAATTTGGACGACTCATATAGCGCAATTACACTAATCGGGCTACTGATGTGGATTTCAGGTCAACCATAAATCACCATCCTTCCAAATCATTCCAAAATTAAGCCAGTTTCATCAGGGATGGGCGCATCATCGATTCATTTTTCAATCCTCATTAAAGATGGGAAATCCCATCTTTAAAATTAAAATCCTCCATAACTCTTTCATTCGTTCTTCTCCCACGCCCACAAATGCCAGTCAAACTTGCCGCCTTCGAACTCCGAGAATACGATAGACATTGCAAGTTTCTCGTGTCTCATTAGCTCCGTTACGGAAAAAACCATTGCGAAAGGAACCCCGCTCTTCACTAGCCAGCAGTTGCTGCGAAAATCGGGGTTCGTTGCTAGTTTTTTACCGCTTCTTTCTCCGCTGAGTCGTCACCGTCACTGTTGAGGTTGTACAGTTTGTTGGCGATAGCATTCATGCCTTCCCGGCCAAGAATTGCCATTCGGCCTTCAAGTTGAGAGATGTTTGCAGGTACAGAAAACTTCTCTCCATCAATCTCGGCAGCACAAGCCGCCGGCAGAGCATATGCCTGAACATATACCGGGTTTGAAGCGCGATCAGAGCCGATTGCGAAAATCAGGCGAGACTCTTCAAGCATATCCAGCTCGCGAATGACGATACGACGCCCTTTCGCATCAACGACGACATTGCTTTCTTCGGTTGCTGGCCGCACGCTCTGCGGCGCGTCTTTGACGGTGATTTGTGACACATTAAGCTACCTCTTAGTTTGTTATTTCTATGATGCTGTATCTACCAACGACCATTACGCGCCAAATCATCAATCTCAGACGTGATAATGCTTTTGATGATTGCCGCATTGGTGTTTTTATCCCCGGTAACACGAACATCGGCCATTTTTACCAACGATTTCCGGCTTAATCGGAAAATCTGGACCAATGCCCATTGTTATTACCTCAAATTATCAGCGAGCCGATTCAGCGGCATCCAGGAAGGAATTAATAGCCAGCTCGAACACCTGCCGAGCAACGGCGTGAATTGTCGGCGTATGGCCGGTAAAAGACCGCTTTTGCTCCTGCGCCTGAATCTGTTTGAGCCTCTCAATCTGGCTGGCGGTCAACAACACCGGATAGCTGTTTTTCATTGCGTTCACCTCTTAAAAACTGTTTTAAGCGCTTTGCTTACTACCGCTTCGACATTCTCCGTCGCCCTTATCGCTGCTGGCCCCATAACAGGACGTGGTGGCATTTTCGGCGTGCCGTTCTCATGCCAGTAAAGCTTTTCATCTCCTGAACCGGCAAAGACAACATCACCGAACTCCTCCGATTTGATGCTATCCCTCATCTCACCAGTCCTCTCAAGAGGCGAGTTCAGGGGATAGCCATTTCTGGCTTTATCCTGTTCGGTGGACTCCGCAAGGCTAGCCCATGCAGGAAACGGTCCCACAGACTCCTGATAGGTGCCAATCTCTTCTCTGGCAATCCTGGCTGTCTCATCGGCCAAGTGCTTAACAACCCCATTTATGGCCTTAGGTGCGGCATCTACAGCAATGGTCATCGCCCTGGCAAACTCTTCTAGATTCATCATCTACCCTCTAAACCCATAGCTTCCCATTCCTGGAGGAAGGAGACTCATTGTTCCATCCACGCCGGAAACGCCTGATGGTGGGCGCGAAGCTTCTTTCACTACTGTTTTGATAACGTGACTGGAAACCTCTTTGTTATCGATGTAGTTTTTTACTTCAAGAGATATGTTTGGTTTATAACTAGGTACATCAGGGAAGATGGAGCGTGCTCCTGATGAGCCTTTAGGATCAGGGTATTTATTCGGATTAAGCAGGTGTCGGTATTCATCCAAAGCATTCGGGTTAGTGACGTTGAATCTTGCCGAACCTTTACTGGCTTCGTTCCATTGAGCCACTGCAGGCTCGGTAAATTTCACGCGCTTATACAACTCATATACCGCATAGCCAGCTAATCCAGCAGCACCAATAGCCGCACCAAACAACCCCAGACGAGAAATAGCAAGAGGAATACCATCCGCCGCACTTAATAGCGCAACTTTAGAATAAAGAGTCTTCATCCCGCTTGCCGCAAGTGGCGCACAGTCAACAAGCATTGATAGTGGCTTATAAAGCAGACGGAACGGACTTATAAGCCCTTTTACTGAACCACTGAGTAACCACATCGCACCACCAGCACCCGCAAGCCCAATAATACCGGTACCGACTTCCGTTATGTATTTTGTGGCATTTGGATTTGCCCGCATCCAGGCGGTAAGGCGATTAAGACCACCGGTGAGTTTATCAATACCTTTTGTTGCCATATCCAGGACGCCGCCATCCTGAGCAAGGGCCAATTGAAACCCACTCCATTTAGCCGCTAACGCCTGCCGACCCATAATTGATTTATTAAATGGGCTTCTAATCGTCTGTGTCGGGCCTTGTGATACCTCATAAGAATGCTCTGACTCTATGATTGTCGGCATTTGGGCCATCAGCCGATTATATATTTTCGCACCATTCGTCCCTAACAGGATGGCGTTTTCCCTCTCAATATCAGTGGTCTTGGTAATCCCATGTAGCTTATAAATTTCCATCAACTTTTGAGCATATCCAATAGCATTGACCGCCTGAAGCTGATAAAGACTTTCCTTTTGTTTAATCCCTGTTTTATCTGCAATGCCTAAACGCTTCATCTCTTTCTGAAGAAGCTTTGGCGGCATAGACATCATACCGTTCATTCGGGTGTAGGCTGTACGCAACCCGACCGCTGTAGTACTACCGCCCATCTCGGCAATAATAGGCTCCAGCCCTGCAAAAATTGCTTTAATAGATTGCTGGTTGGTTGCCGAACTCCCGTAGGAAACAAAATGCTTGAGCTGCGCCTCATCAACTAACCGCCCTGATGCCTGAGAAGCCTTAAATACAGCATCAACAATAGCTTTTGCTTTTTCCTGTTGCCCAGGGTTAGTTCCCCCCATAATTTCAACTATCTTATTGAGGTTTCGCATGTTGAACGATGCCGCAGCCTTTGAGTCACCACTCAACGCGCCCATTGCCACTTCATAATTGGCAAGTAAAGGGGCCATTGTCATAGCAGCTTCAAGCGCTTTGCTACCGTTCATCCCTGATTGGCGAAATGAACCTTGCGCATCCGTAAAGATACGCATCATGTCTACCTGTGACGCATATGGCATTTTCATGTTTGTCACAAAACTAACTGCCTGGGCCATTTGAGATTGATTAAGGCCCATCTGCCTCAATCTGGCCTGATCTCGAGCATAATCAATACCCACATCATAGGATTTACTGAGAAAATCAAACCCAGCGTAGGACGTCATAAGGTTATTCATTCCAGCTTCGTGCCATGAGTATCTACCGCCGCCAGAACTGGAGGAAGAAGCAGGAGCGGAGGCGGGGATTTTAGTGGCGGGAATTTTTAAGCCACGCTGCGCCTCTCTTTGAAGTCTAATAACAGACTCCAGCCCCCCCTTAGTACTCGCCAATAATTGCTGATATTCCGCCAGGCCTTTGTTCGCCTGAGACATCCCGCCACGAGAATCAGCAAGCTTCATCGCCTCGCCTAATTTAGTTGCCGAGGTAGCGTTAGCACCTAGTAACTTGTCAGATTCTTTGAGTTTTGTTACCAGGGATGCGATACCGGTTCCTTTTCCCGTCTTCCCTAACTCATTATTCAATTGCTGAGACGCTGATATGACCAGTCGGAGAGTTTTAGGGATATTTTTAAGCCCATCATCAAGCTGGCGAGTCTTCTTAATTAGATCATTAAGGGTGCGAGTTAACTTATCTTCAGCTGCAAATTTAACAAACACACCATATGTACTTTCCATTTTTACCCCGTCTGCCGCACAGTAGCATGGAATGGTTATTTATACAGTTATTATAATTACAATCGTTAATTTAGGGAAGGAATGAGGGTTATAACGGGAAAATAAAAAACCCGGCTCATGGCCGGGTGTGGGTGTCATCGACTGCCTAGTTAAAGCACTTTAGACCATATGTTTTCATAAAGTCATTATCTGAAAGCGCAAAGAAAGAAAATGGATTCCGCGTGGCTGAGAATTTATTACCATGCCTTTTCAGGTAAAGGCTTTCACCAACCACTTCTCCAGTATCCATCCGTTTTAGTTGTAAATAATATTGGAGGTTAAATTCATTAGCGTCTCCCCTTTCTCGGTCAGCCTGTGTAACGGTCCTGTTCAATTTGGCGCACTTGGTAATGAAGTCATAAAGAGTATTGCCATTAGCCAGCTTAACCAGTTTAGAGAAGTACATCGCTCTGTAAAACCCAGTTTTGTAGATATTTAGCACCTCTTCGTCGCCATTCATCGCGCTGCCAGGAACAAATTTTTGCTTTTTGATTTCAGGATATTTTTGAAAGATAAAAGCATCAAACTTTTCACCGTATGGATCTTCCGTCCCTATGCTCCCCTCCTGCTGGCTTTGTGGGGCCGTGACATAAACATTCTCCGAGACTGGCGGGAGGTTATCAGGAACATAGTCGAAAAGTATTTCATCCTCTGCAAAGCACATGAAGGATAGAAAAAAGGAGCAGGCGAGTAAGATTTTTTTCATAGGTGGCAGTTTTGTAATTGCTGATACAAGAATCATAGCACTTGCCAAATGCCGAACAAAATGTATCTACTTGATTAATTGGTCATAACTCTTTGTCAAAGATATTGGATTGCGCCCCTGCTGAACGACATAGTAAAGAAACATATTGATTTTTAATCATATACCATCACTGGATACGCCTTATTCAGAGATCTGCTCAGACAGCCATGCAACACCATCAGATAGCAAAGTAGATGTATCATGCGCTCTCGTTCCAAACTGCCAAATTGCGAAGGCTAGAAAACCGACAAAAGCAATGATACTCACACGCAAAATCCGGCGATCAACATGTAGCAGTATTGCTGCTAAAGCCAGAAGCAGAATCAAGGATACTGGCCAACAGGAAACGACCGCAACATAAGTCATAAACAGGTAGCCAATAATCATGGCTTCACCTCATCTATATAAATGTTGCCATCCGTTCACTGAGTTTAGAGTGGGCGCCTTGATCAAGACATTGCCGATAACGATGAGGTAGCCCCACCTCATTTCAAGCGCCACTGTGATGTCATAGTAGGTCAACGAGCCCAAACCGATTGATACCAAGATTAAACGTCTTTTGGTGGTTTTGAAAATACGATCGATTCTGATTTACACATTTTTCATCGAACCTAAGAGCTATCCGCATGTCTCTAGGCTTTTAAGTACCTTATGACGCTTATGCCCCTTTAGATCTCACAGCAATCAGTTTGCATCGCTACACGATCATACCCCCCTATGGGAAACCGACGATTATCCTCTATGGACGCAGAAATAGACTACATGCCCCTATCGGCAAATTATTTGGCATCGGCCAGTTCATAGCCAAACAAGACACATGTACCTATGGGTAAGAAGATGCGGGCGCATTGACTCTCTTTACTTGCTAGAGTTTACCGCCTCTTCTTTGCTTGTTTTTGCTCCATTGCGCGAACTCTCTCTACCAAGGTTCCTTTTGACGTTATGGTATCTATCGACCTGTTAGGTACTACATCCTTTTTGCTTATGTCGACGTATACAGCATCAGGGTGAACTCTGTAAGTTTTTCCATGAAGTTCTGGCGCTGGGTAAATCCTACCTTCTCTAGCCCAGCGGCGAAGTGATGATAATGACGGAGGGGTTTCATATGTTCTAGAAGCCCACTCTTCGAGTGTGAGAAGCTTTGCCACTACCGAACTCCTATATGTCGCAAGAAAATGAATGTGCAGAAAAATACAGCCAATGTATGGCACCTTAAGGACAGGGTAGTTTTTCCTATATGATTACATCACTACGGATGACCGAAATCATCGCCGTGGGCTGGTGGGTATTTTGTCTTCTCTAAATATTAGTCCTATCGACGACCTAATGATAGGCTTTGAAACCCTTGTGTCCCTCATTACTGGACTGTATATGCGGCTCGACGCGGCGACTCAACCGGTCTGCTTCGTAATCTTTTTCCGGGCAGCGTCTGAGTTTTTGTCCTGTATGACCCGTCCGGAGGGTTTTGAATGTATCCGCAACCAGTTTGATGTCATGCGTGTTCGCTGCGGCGGCGACCAGCGACAGAGGAAGCCCGTTGGCATCTGTCATCAAACTGCGCTTTAGTTACCCTTATACATAAGTAACTATTTATGAAAAAGTTACTAATGAAGGGATAGGGAGCGTAGTGAACTCATTAGTAATTTTTTTGGAAAAAGTTACTAATGATGCGTTAGTCCCATTAGTAACTTATCTAAGAAAAGTTACTAATGAGACTAAAAGCCTATCCCAACAAGATTTTATTCCAGACAATAATTGCTGCAGAAAAACTTTGATGCCAATCCGTCCGACCTTATCTACTGGCCTAATGAATGGTTCCAGGATTAAGACATGATTCATGTTGATTTGACGCCTGAAGAAATCGCCGGATACCTTATGGCAAAATCTGGCCGGCTTCTAAGCGATGCGCCACAAATCGACCTGAGATACCCAATCCCTCCCAGCGCAGCAAGTTAACTCTAAGAGTTATCAACCCTTATGTGCCTATACATATCCAGAACACGTCAAACCTGCCTATCTATAGGCAGAACACACCGTTTCTGCCTATAAATAAGATATGGGCATTTTCATGGGGCGGTATGGTTTTACATGTAGCGTTCAAACTGCCACGCAGCGATTGCCACCAGCATGAACAGAACGACGAGGACTACCCCCAGCACCCTACGCCTCATATAGAATGCTACTCCTGCAGAGAGACCAAGTAACGCCAGTGTGGCTGGCCAGGCTGCAATAGCTGTAAGATAGGCTACGATCAGGTAGTCCTTTATCACGGAGATCTCCTCTGGTTTGGTTTCTTCAAATTATAGGCTGATCGAAAAGCTGCTCCATAGAGTGGGGACTGCTACCCCACTTTTTTAGTAGGAGCATAATGGAAAAACTGAAAAGTAGCAGAGGAGTTCGGTTGATTGCCGGGAACCCTGATAAATATCCAGGTATACCTATTCATTTTTCTGATCTAAGATTCATCCTAAAAATATTCTATACCCTATATACAGTAAGAAAAGGATGAAAGATGACAGAAGATAATAATGAAGATGTAGCCCCACCAAGCAAAACTAAAAAGGTCACTCTTCGGGCTTTTCAAATTAAAAATGACAGTCTTTCAAAAGCATCAAGTGATGCAAAATCACAATTGTTAGCAAAGCTCAATGAAATAAAAACAGCGAAAGAAAGGTGTATGTTGCTAAGTACAGATGACCCAAATAAAGAGAGGGATGTGTTATCTTATTTTAAAGAGTCATCGGTTAGCAAGTCTATTTTTTGTACAATGTTGAGAATCACATCAGACAAGGACGTCCAGCACATAACTGAAACCCTTTTTGAGAAAGATGTTTTCACCATTGATGACATAGAAACTTCCCATATTGATGCTTCTGCCATCTGTAAACAGCACTATTACTTTTCAATGAATGATGACTTTTTAGTCACAAATCTGCCTTTAAACAAAACTGTGATCCGCTTACAAACTTACCTAAGTTGGTTTACTAACAACGAATTGCTGGAGTTTACTCCGATGATTTCGGCAAAAGGGAAGACCAAGTTAAGTGACCTGAAAGCAATAGTAGTAAAAGACCCTGAACCAATTAGTAGCGAATCCCTATCAGGGCACAATTCAAGCAAAACACCTGAGGACATTCAAAGCCAGAAGTCCATCAGCCTTTCAAAAAAGGTTATAGATATTATTAGAAACTCAATGTCAGATACAGAGCAACTTAATGATATTGCTTTAAGTCAGATGATTTCTGCTGAGTTACTGATTAAGTTCAAAAAACCTAGAAAAATGACAGATGACGAGTATGAAAGAGTTCTTGGCGCATACTTAAAACCAGTCAGCGATTTAGACAACGTGTCTTTCAAACGAAAAGATAACAAAACTGAGATCAAGGGCAAAGATTTACTTTTAACTAAAGCGGTTGACATTGAAACAACTCAGTCAGGAAAGCTTGTCGAGCACCAATTACTACAAGAGATGAGCAAGTTTCTGTTAGAATTGAGCAATGCTAAAGCTACTAGTTAGTACCCTATTCATACTAGCGTTGACCGTTGTCGCTAGCTCTGTCTGGAACATACGTCCGGACAGTTTTTTTGCGTCCACAGTTTTTACCGTGGCTGGGATCATGTTTTCAATTGGTCTAGGCTTGATTGTGACGTTCAATCCTAGTGGCGTTAAGAACAGAGCTTACCTTGCTGCGATTCGCAAAAACATTTCGAAGGTCCGAAATTCATTCCTTGTACATTTTGGATTAACTACAATTTATTATGTTTTAAATCAATACATTGCAATATATGAGTATGTTGTGTCTATCGCAGGTAAGTTTGATTTGAAGATTAGCGCCTCTATTTTTCTTTGCCTGCTAATGATATACTCCTCGATATATTTCATCATAAATTTCATAGAATTACAGAGATTGAACAACGATATCTTCGATAAAGTGAATAAAGAATCCGAGTAATGTTACTTCTCCTTAAGTGAAAAGCGCCTCTCCTCTGGCTGAACTGGATCCTTTTTACTATTAATTTTTGAAATCATCGTCATACGGTGGGGTATGGTCGAATCCTTCATACCCGGTAGTGAGCGGTTGCTGCTCATGAGTCCGGCGTATGGCATCAGTAGACTGTCCTTGTTCCCCCGCTTTACCTCCAGGTCGCACCGTTCTGGCGCTGAGTACACTGTCCGCAATGACCTGATAACCTTGCTGTGTACCGCCATCCTGACCAGTCCACTGGTTGAGCTACATATTACCCGCCACACTGACCAGGTCGCCTTTACGGTGTTTGACCACCGCATTGTATAGGTGGTCCATAGCCATGCAAGTACCGCTTGTTCGTGGTTCTGATTTGAGAGGCGGACACCTGGCGGCCATACGCTGAAATTTGAGCTGTCATCGCTGTGCTCTTCTCTTCTGATGCCCTGTACCTGATTCAGTGTTGGTTCAAAATGGTAGTTTGTTGCCTCATTGTTGGTTCATTTTTCAAACATGAAACCTTATTAAACATATACATATAACCACTGAGGCAACTAAACCAACTGAACCAACACCTAAACTACACACATGAAAGAATGCTTTTACTCTGGCTGGTCGTCATCCGGCAGATACTGCAGGACATAAAACCATGGCTGCCGCCCTTCTATACGGGGCCCCTTTTTTTGGTACCCGCGACCGTTACTGGGTGGTGTGAGCATTCCAGCTTTCTTCAGGACTTCAGCAAATTGTCCTTTGTTGAACCCTCGCGCGATTTCATCATTGAATGTTGCCGGAAAAGCATAGAAAACAATCAGGTCTGTATCATGATTCCCTTTGGAACGGAACCCTGCCAGATTAGGAATAGGCAGATCTCTTGGTTCATATGGCAACGGTGCAAACCGACTAAGTCCGAATCTGTTCAGGAAATCTTCGGCTTGCTCGATAATCTGCTGATGCTCTTTGTTGCCAGTACCAAATTCGCGCAACCAGGCGTTATAGCTGTATTGGATAGCATCCCGACACGTTTGCTCATCCCAACCAGTGATCACCTTACCCAACAGCAGTGCGGCTTCCAGAATCGCGAACCGGGCGCTGACGCGATGGACCTGCTCCCCATAATCCGACGGGATCAAGCTACGCCAGCGTTCTTCCGCTGCTCTGACAGCGCTTACTGACTCGTGCTGGTGGTCAGCCAGCCACTTAACCCACTCACGCCCGGCCACTCCGTGGTGATGCTGGTATGCATCCTTCAGAGCATCGGCATGGTATTTACCATTGGCATGCTCATGAAAACGCACTGCCCGACGCATTGGAATGTTAAGCAGGCGAACCAGCTGGCCCGCTTTAGCCTTACGGCCGGCACTGGCGATGAATGTTTCCAGATCCATCTCACCGGTACTGATGGCCACAGTACGCCAGCGCTTCAGATCACGGTTCCCTCCCTCCTTCGCCCCCTGCAGCTTACCCGTACCATTAAAAAGCGCGTAGGCAGATTTGTAGACCTCCACCGGATCAGCGCCCTGGCCGATTTCGTCTAGCGGCATGAGCGCGTCGTTGTGTGCGGCAGCTTCATTCGCCAGCCCCAGCGCTGTACCGTACCAGGTTAGACGCAGTACATCTGGATTGCCGTAAAGACTGGCGGCCACATTAGCAGTGGTAGTCTTACCCGCGCTCGACTGTTCGTAGAGGTGGATGCCGAATCCATCCGCACCAGCAAGGCCAATCAGCGGGGCGGCCAGAGCTGCGGCCACACCAGTCATCATCGAGTAGTTGCCAAAGGCCAGACGTCCAACGCTCTCTCGCCAGCTTTCAACAGTACCGCTGGTGGTATAACCGGATGCGGCAGAACTTCGTCCGTTAAACAGCACCGGTTGATCTGGAGTACCAATGATCTCGCCATCAGGCATGATGTAGGCGCCACACTGCCAGCCCGTAGCATGCGCAATGCGCCATACCTCACCATTGGCACAGCTCTGCAGCCAGTCGGCCAACGTTGCACGTAAACCACTTTTGGTTGTGACGTTCACCCCACCAGCCTTGAGCGTTCGCCAGCCTTCGCGTTCACCGATATCAGCAAATGGTATTGCCTGGACAGTATCCCCCTTCGAACCGAATGGGCGCCAGCGCAGGATCAGATACCGGGTTTTACTGTCATCTATGCCAGTACCTATGACCTCCAGAGAAGAACACAGCCAGCTTTCACGGGTAGTTATTTCCCCGGTATCTTTGTCTGATTTTGGCTCAACCCAAAAAATACCGTCAGCACGGCTTTCGACATGAGGTCGCAGAGATTCAGGTTTTGATGCGCCTTTCTTCCCTCCGTTGATCACTTGCAGTCTCGCGGACACTTCAGGCTCCTGCGGTTGATACATCGAATTCTTAAACGCCGTTGTAGCGGCTTCCAGGCCATGCTGCTGGTGGTAGTCGTTCCAGTCGGCCTTTTTCACTGTTGGTGGTAAAGCCACCCAGCCAGAGACAGACTTTGCAGCTTTCTCCGCAGCGTCTTTGCCTATATTTGGCTCTCCGGGCTTAATATCGTTGTCGGCAGCAATGATGATCTGCGCATTCGGGTAACGCTGATGCATGGCCTGGGCGACGGGCTGCAGGTTGCCTGCATCTATGGCACATACCGTCAGTGCTTCCTGGCGTATCAGATGGACAGATAAGGCTGTTGCCAGCCCTTCAGCAATTAAAACACTCTGCGGTGCGTCTGCTGCGTTTACAGCATGGTATGCACCTCGCTTCGCAGAGCCGGCCAGAAGACGTTTTTCACCCTGCTGTGTAATGGTCTGCGCAGCTGTTACTGTGCCAGATTCATTAACCAGCCCTAACAAAAGCGAACCATCAGGCAGAACAGGGAAGGTAAACCCAACCAAACCCTTGTTCATGAGGTATTCGCTTTCACCCTCGAAAGCTGTTTCTGCAAGCCCCTGCCAGTGGCTCACAAATAAACCGCGGCGCTGTTCTATTTCAGCCAACTTGCGCCGTTGGCGTTCCTGCTCGCGCTGCTGGCTTTCGGTTTTCATTTGTTCCCGCCTCTGGCTAGCTGTCGCTTCGTCCTGTTTCACTGTCCGGTAATCAATACCCAGCACATCAGCCGCCATTCGTGCTGCCTCTGTGGTGTCGCAGTTGTTAACCTGCTTGATTAAATCCAAACCATCACCGGCTCCGCACTGGCTGCAGATAAAGCTGCCGCGCCCGTTATCATCAAACCGGAAGCGATCCACGCCGCCACATGCCGGGCATGGAGCATGTTTTCGTGGCGAGTCTGGTACACCAATATGCAACCCTGCCAACACCGTAGGCCAGCGGTCGGCTGCTGCGTGAGTTACCTCTCGGATAAGGTCGATATTACGCATTCTTACCCCCGTGATTACCTGCCATGGTTGCGCTCATATCGTTAACCATGCTTTGCCATATATCACGACCGCAACCGGTCAGACCGGCTGAGGTGACGCAGTGGCTAAGAAGCTCGATCCCGACCGTTTCCCATTGTGGGTAAAACTGTTTCAGCGCCTCCAGCGCGTAGCCGTCGATAAGGTCACGAACACCTTTAACGCCCCCGAGAATCGCCACACGAACTGGTTCGCCACCCACATCAATCATGAAATAGTCACCGCCGCTGATAGCGGCGATATGGTCATACAGCGCCGCAGCGTACTGGTTCGCCAACGCATTAAGCCTGAAGTTTTTAGTAATCATCTATAGCTCCTCAGTGAATTACGCGCTGCTCTGCTTCACCAGAGGATAAAAAAATCAAAAACTCCTCATGGAGAGTATTCAATGACTCACGTCCGAAATCTGATAATTCAACGCCCATGCCCTTGGCATCTATTACAACCATGCTTTTATAGATAGCTAGTGCCATGCCCGGCGCAACATCAGGCGAGTAATGCTTGAATGCGGTGCCCTCAATATTGTTTGACAGGGCCATACGCTCTGTAACCAGAAATACAGGAATTTTCCCTAGCTCACTGACATATGCAGGGGTGGTGATAACACTTCCGCCTTCATCATGGACATCAATAAAATGCCCCTTTGATATTTGATCGACAAAAAACGTGGCCGCCACTACCCATTTCCAGATGTTAATCTGCTGATAGACATCTGGAACAAACCAACCATTAATGTGCGCAGTTTCAATTTCAGCGATGATATTAAAACCATCACTCAGCGGCGCATCAAAAAAACCTTCATCAAGTTGTTTAATTGCCGATGAGTAACCAATCATGCGGTTATGACTGTAAAGTCCATCATCATTTTTACGCATAAAATTAATGCCATCTGGCGTGGCTTCAATGACGTTATCAACGATGATTTTTTCTGGAGCTTTTGGGTACTTAACAGTGTTATTCATTCTTTCCAGCCTTATAATTTTTCATCGCCATATCGTGAAGCACACCCTCGGCATCTTGGATAGTTTCGGGCACACCTTCCAGTAAAGACATTAAAGAGCTAATCATTTTGAATTGCCTGTCATCGCCTGACGCACTTGCGACTTCTAACCACACAGACAGTACCGCTTGTGCTTGCTCTACATGGCATTGCGCATCACTAATATTCATGCTGCTCATGATTTACCGCCTTTTTTATTATCTGTGTAGCGAGCATGCATAGCGTTGTTGACTGTATCAGTGAGAGCACGAGTAACTTCACTAACCGTTTGTAGCATTAAGCCAATGGCTTTCATGTCATCTTTGGATTGTTCGGGTGAATACTCTTCGCTATCGGAAGCCCAATACATCAACGAGCCAATAGCTGAAATGCCAACCAAGATATTACTGGCAGCTTCATCTGCTCTTTGTTGAACACGATACGCCTCGTCTTTGGTGATGCTATCAGTATTAAGCGCAGCGTTGCTCAGGTCGTTATAGAGGCTCATGCTGATACCCCCATGCAGATACGGCCGGCGAAGAAACAAACATGATCCCGTACCAGACTACGGCGGGCTTCATGCTCGGAATCTGCGGCGACGTGATGGATTTTTGCGATAACTGTCGGGCAATCGCGGCGCACAGCGCCGATAAGCCAGATGAATTGCGGTTTTTGGGTAGGGGTAGTAGCCATAATGGCAGCCTCCTTGTACTGGGATTTAATCCCACCACCGGAAACGCCAATTTCACTGGTGGTGAGCTGAACAGGGTTGGCGTAACCGGCGTACAAGGTAACCGGCGCGGATTTCTCCGCCCCCATCCAACTCACCATAACTCTGCAAGCGGCACGGATTATAACCGTAACGCTGAAAAAAGGGTGAGCGAATGTAAGGACACAAAAAAAGACGCTAGGCGCGTCATGTGTCGCCTTGTACATTTCCAGGACGCCAATCCCGGCACCAGATTTTGCTGGTGCCTTATAACCATAGACCGGGTTGTAGTCGAACATCAAGCCCTTTTTTATGGACTCTAAAAACTCATTACTGCAGGTGTGATGAAGTTCGCGCGTACTGGTCGCGAAACTCGCCGCTAACATGTCCGAAAATTCGTGTGTGTCGGTACGGCAATTCGCTATCGTGTCATTAAAATCTCGCGTACTTGTCTCAAAACCCAAAGCAGCGTAGCTGTCAGAAGTGGCAATACAATTCATAACACCATGGAAATGTGAAAAATCATCCCCCTTATCACATGACTGACAGCTAAGTTTTGCTATGTCTTTAAAGGCTGAGTATGGAGGCATCAGGCCAGCCAGAGAGAGGCTTTTACCCTGGACGGCGATAATCATTGCTTCACCTCCGTGAACTCCTTCATGAAGCGCTCAATAGGATGTACGCACGGAAACTGGTAACCCTCACGGTAAAATGTCACACGGTTATGCGCCACAGAGACGACGCTCACAACTTCCCCACCAGCATCACGATAGGTGTGATTTGGTAATGGCGTGCTAAGTGTCTTACTCATCATTGCCTCCGATACGTTTAGCCATCCAGCGCTGAGAAAGGCGCATCAACTCCGCTTTACGCAGTTCATACTCCATACCCAGATCTATCAGCGTAATGTTGGTATCTTCCAGATAGCTAAGGTGCTCCAACTGTTCCGCATTCATATGGTCTCGTGGTTCCCCCTCAACACCATTAGCCTGAGCCCATTGTTTTGCGGTCATGCCGCCAAGGACAATGCGAGAGAGCATATTGCTCTCGTTAGCGTAGTGATGGCGTTGAGTGGTTTTACCTTGCTCTAAACGGGCCTGATCCAAAGCTTCACACATTGCCGCGAAACGAGTGGCAGCACCGATGCGGGCTTTAAGCTGGCGTCGATACTGAGCAGCAATCTCCGGCACGCTGCGCTGAAGTTCCGCTTCACACTGAATGAAGTAACGGCGGACGGCCCGGCCCTGCTCATTGCGCTCGACCATTGCCATTTCTTTAGCCATGCCAAGAGACAGGCCGGAATCCTTACTGCGACGGTCGCCACCGCGCTTTGTGACCACTCCCCCGCCGTACTGGTCATTTTCCGTGCTTTGATTCCCCCATTTCGGGGAATCAAAATGCACGTAATCGACACCCGGCTCAAACCCGTACTCTTTGATGCGTTCAGCGAGCCAAGTAGAGTAATCACGACCCACACCCATTGCTTTATGTAACGCTTTTGCGCTGACCATATTCGTTTCGCGGCCGCCAATCTGCCCGGTAATAATCGGGACAATAGAGGCAAAGTCATTACCGTTAATTACGCCCTGTCTAACGTTAGGTTGAGGGGCGGCCTCAGAATTGAATCTGCTTTTTTCGATTTTCATTTGTCAGGCTCCGTTATGCTGCTGCGAAGTTTTCCGGGTAGAGATTCAGAATGTCGGCGATATCCTGTTTAGAAAGTCCCTGGTGCCGATTAATGGCCGCCATATGGTTTACGTACTGAATGACTTTTAAAACATCACCACGGCAACAAAAACAGTAGCGCAGGTGAGATCCGATGCCGTCAGGATTCTTTTCGTTGATACGCTCAAGATTAATATCCAGTACGCGGATTAACTCGGTAGCGTAGTTACGTCCTGACGAAAGGCGGCAGTAACGCAGAATATCGTTCTCTGTCCATCCCTCTACGCCGGTACGCAGCATATAAACGCGGGCGCGGTGCTTCTTCGGTGTGCGTCGTGGGGCTTGTTTGTAACTGTTGGCTGGCGTAACATCAGATCCGCGAGTATCTGTGTTAGCCGCCTGCTTTCCGGGGCGGTTTTCTTTTTTCATCAGGCCACCTCACCGCGAGACTCAGCAATGCGCTGATTAATCCACTCGTCAACTTCACCTTCGACGAAGGCAATAGATCGCGAACCTATTTTCACAGGCTGCGGGAAGCGCCCTTGGGAGATGAGTTTATATAACCATGCCTTACCATAGCCAGTTCGGCGAATAGCTTCAGGCATGCGAATTAAAGTTTTTGACATGTAAGCCCCCGTATCCGTAGATAGACCTCAATTGACAAGGGGGATTAAATCCTCACGGGGTAAATTAGTCATTGCACGCAAAATAAAATACTTGCATGCAAAATTAACCAATTGATTTATAACATTTATTAGCCTCTGAAAAAATACCATTTACCATTCTCTCGCTAAGGTTTTTCAGCTTCTTATCACCAATGAGAGAAGATATATCGCCCTGAGTCCACTTCTTTGCCCCAGAAGATGTAACTATGTTGAGTAACGCACCTAAAGTCATCATAAGCTGACCTGTCGAATAAACAGAATCACTTTCCGATAACTTCAATTCAAACCTGGATAAATTTTCTGGCGACATTCCTAACTCACAACCAGCAGGCAGGGCTCCCGCCGGGAAATAATGCGAGGATTCTATTTTAATTCGTTTATTCAGTTTATGAATTAGACTCGTTTCTTTTTCTTCTTCTTTGCTTTCGCTTGCCTTTAAAATTTTAAGGCACTCATCATCAAATTTCTCTTGTAAATTATACAATACACCATCACTTCCTCTTAAAATTACACCGTTAAGATTAGTTAACTCTTCCATTTCTATGCTCTTGTTTTTCTGAATTAACCACATAACATCTATGTATTCAGATCCTAACATTGACAACTCAAAAACATTACCTTCAAGATATTCTATGTCCCCATACTCCCACTCAACTCTACATACGGAGTTACAGTAATATTCAAAGCTTTTCTGCGCCTCTGACAATTCATTACCCGAAGTACTTTTCAGAAATAAATTATATGACTTCATAATATAATCATTTTCTGCCTTTAAATATTCCTCACCATCCTTTGGGTGATTGTCTCCAAAGAACAGGTTTTCAAAGTCAAATGATTTTTTTAAGGCGTTAATCATCGGAGTGTGTTTTTCAGTAATTTTCTTTACTAAAAATTTCTTATCAATTGGGAGTTTTACCGATAAAATTAATTGACCATCAAGGGAAAGCTCAAGCAAATCCATAGCACTGACTGTCTCGTCAAGAGCAATAGAGAGTCTCTGGGCTGCTTCATTCAAATCAATCCATTTTTTTACTTTCAATAACTTACTTTGAATCATACCACCTCCCAGAATCCTAAAGTATCGACTATACCGTCCCATAGAGGTATGCGGGTTTTCAGCGATAGAACCAGACATAGCTCACTATTTGATTGTCTATCTAAGTCTACTATCGTCTTTATATACTGTCTATGCATCCAGTCAGGTACGTTTCCCGAACGAGTCATGCACCACATTTTCGCCATTCTCCAGCGCCTGCATATAGTTGGCATACCACTGGAGCATTTCCCGCCGGCCGTCCAGATACTGAGCGTGGTTGTATGTCCCGCGGATTGAGTTCTTATCGACGTGGGCCAACTGCGTTTCAATCCAGGCGGTGTTAAAGCCCTGTTCGTGGAGTATGGTACTCATGGTGTGCCTGAAGCCGTGCCCGGTCGCTTTACCATCATAGCCAATACGCTTAATCACCTGATTAATGCTGGCCTCGCTCATTGACTTACCAGCATCATTCCTTCCAGGGAAAACATACTTCCCTCGCCCGGTAAGCTGGTGGATCTCTTCCAGCAACTCGCGAACCTGGCTCGAGAGAGGAACGAGATGTGGGCGCCGCATCTTCATTCGCTCTGCGGGGATATTCCAAACGCCTTTGTCAAAGTCGATATCAGCCCATTCAGAAGCACGGAGCTCAATTGTCCTGAGCCCAGTAAGCATAAGCAGGCGGGTAGCATTTCGAGTCACCACGCTGCCGCTATAGTCGTTCAGAGCTCGCAGAAAGTCAGGTATTTGTTCAACCGATAAATGAGGGAAGTGTTTTTGCTTCGGTGCTTTTAGAGTACTGGCGAGATCGACCACGGGATTATGTTCTGCTCTGCCGGTGATGACAGCATAGGTGAAGATCTGTCGGCAGGCTTGACGTGTCTTTTTGAGCTTATCAAGTACTCCACGTTGTTCCATCTTGCGAAGAACAGCCAACATATCAACGGGCTTAATATCAATGATCGACCGGGAGCCAATATAAGGAAAAATATCTTTTCTCAGATACTCCAGGATGTCGCTGGCATAGCCTGCTGACCAGTTCATCGATTTATGTTCATGCCATTCCAGCGCCAGTCTCTCAAAGCTGTTTGATACGGCCATCGCCCTGGCATGTTTTTTTTCCTGCTTTTCCTGCCCCGGGTCACCACCAGCAGCCAGTACTTTTTTAGCCTCTGCTCGTTTTTGACGTGCATCGGCCAGCGAGACATCAGGGTATACACCTAAAGCCAACGACTTTTCTTTACCGGCGACCCGGTACTTCAGCCGCCAGTATCGAGCGCCGTTGGGGTTCACCAACAGGTAAAGGCCACCGCCATCAGACAGTTTATAGGGTTTGTCCTTAGCTTTAGATGTATCGACCTGGCGGGCTGTGAGCTTCAC